GGATAAATGACTGAACGTCTGGCCTACTTCTTCGTCAGGAAGCCTCACCCTTGCTTTTCAGCTTACTACTCAGGCTGAGTCAGAGAATGACGTTCCTGTGTAGCCTCTTGAGGTGGAGGCCCACAGTATACACCTCGCTATTGTCGATGTAGAACATAGGGATACTACAACCGAATGTAGTACTGTTGATGGGGTCAGTATAAACCCCATCCCTGAGCAGGTCGGTGTTGCCAACATGAGCAATGAGGCCTGCACGTCTGTTAAGGTTGGTACAACATTAAAGTCTTCTTTTGTGATGCCCACTGAGAACTACCAGAGTTTGCGCGATTATTTTGCGCGGCCCCGGTTGGTTCAGTCAGGTAGCTTGCCCACGACTCGTATATCCTTTATAAACTCTGAGGTTACGCCTACAGTTTTGTGGACGACCTGGTTTCCCAATGCTCTCACCCGTTTGGCTGGAGTGCACGGAGTCAGGTTTACTCTAAGGTTTACTTTGGTCACGGCTTCTACGCCCTTTCAGCAGGCCTTTCTGGCCCAGAGCTTCCAGTATGGCACTGATAATTCCAGTGCAAATGGCGACGTCAGCTTTAGACGGCTGTCCAATTCGGCGATGGTTACCAATTTGCCTCATGTTAGGCATGATATTGGTGAAACAACCATGTCTGTTTTGGAGGTGCCCTTTTTATATGCTTATGATTTCTTGCCTTTGTACTATGATGGCTCTGCTTCGACTTTCTCTTTAGGGGCTTATTCGGCTAACGCTTTGATGGCGTACAGGACGGTTACTGGTGCTGCCACTCCGACTTACAAGTTGTTTGTTTCTATACATGAACTTGAGTTGATTGGTTCTGCACCACAAGTGGCCACCACTGTAGTCACACAGAGCGGCATGGATCCCAAGAGACAAGAGAAGGAAGAGCTCAAAGTGTCAGATTACTTGCATGGAGCCGCTATTGGCATGACTGCAGCTGCGGCTATACCTGCCCTGACAGAGTTTGCTTTGCCTACTGCTATCTTATTGGAGGCGTCTTCTATGACTGCCAGGGCCTGGGGTTACTCTAGGCCACAGGTTGTAGAGCAGCCTACACGTGTTTATCGCAACAATTATGCTGCCGATTGCAATGTAGATTTGCCGTCCAATAGCTATGTTTTAGCTGCTATGCAGCGTAATGAGTTGAGAACTGATGCCTTTGCTGGCGGTACTGAAGTAGATGAGATGGCGTTTTCGTACATCTTACCTAAACCTTGCCAGATATTTGAGGGTGATATGTCAACCACCGACAGTGTTGGTGTTACGCTGTATTCGACAGCCATATGTCCTACTAATTTCTGGTTTAGGTCTAATAGCAACAGACCTGGTGGTAATATTGCTTTGCCATCCAGTTCGTCGTTGACCACCAATTGCTTTTACCCATCTACTCTGTGTTACATAGGTTCCATGTTTAGATATTGGAGGGGAAGCTTGAAGTTTAGGTTTACTTTTAGCAAGACTAAGTTCCATGGTGGACGTGTAATTGCCGGGTTTGTACCTGGAACTAGTGACGTGTTTAATAACGGTATTGTTTCTAACACTGTGCCAGCTATAGAGAATGGTGGTTTACCACAACCTTTTTCTTATTGCGAGGTCTTTGATTTACGCGATGCTAGTAGCTTTGAGTTTTCAGTTCCTTATATATCGCCTACACCTTATACGACCGTCACGGGATCCATCGGCGGGCTTACGCTCACCGTTTTGGATCCTTTGGTCACTACTGGTGAGACTGCGTCTAGTATTGATTTCTTGGTTGAGGTTGGTGCAGGCGATGATTTTCATTTTGCTTGCCCAGCCCCTCCCATGCTTTCACCCGCTTCCAATACAGGAACGGGTTTGGTTTTTACGCAGTCTGGTATGGGTGGAGTTTCAGAGTTGCCTTTATCTGTTGATGAGCATGTTGTTGGTGAGACCATTTTGAGTTGTAAGACTCTGATGATGATACCCACCTATGTCAATTTGAATGTGGCTGCTTCTAGCACTACCACTAGCGAACTTTGGCCTTTTTGGACCCGGAGTCGTTGGACTATGGCTACGCCTATGCCCACAACTTCGAGTTTGCAATTTGCCTTTTCCCGTAGTGGAAACATTGCAGCTTGTTATGCTTTTGTTGTTGGTAGTACTGAGCACCATATATATAGTCCTGTTTCTAATGGTATTATTATTAATGCTTACGCCAATGAGCGCGACGGTAATGCTGGTGCCGGGGCGAGCGACCCTAGGTCCA